GAGCATTAATAGCAGCTACAAGATGGATTGATACTTTGGTTTATTTTGGAGATAGATGTGATAATGGACAGGCATTAAAGTTTCCAAGAAATAATTATCAAGTAGATGATGTTGAACTTGCTTGTACGGCTGTTCCAAATAATATTAAGTATGCAGAATATGAATTAGCTAGAGCATTGGCAAATGATACTGGAGCTATTACTGGTACTACTGGTAAGGATGGTAATTTTTCTGAAGTAAAGTTAGGAGATATACAGGTTAAATATAATACTGATAGCCAGGGAACTGGTTCTGTTAATAATATTTTAGATGTTTATCCTTGGTTACAAAGCTACCTTGGTGCGTATATATTAGGTGGAGCAGGTAGTTTTCAAATGAGGGTAGTTAGAGGATAATGGCAGGTCAACTAGATTCACTACTAAAAAGTGTAGCTAAACAGATAGTTTCTGATTTAGGTACTTCTTTAGATTCAAGTATTACTTATACAAAGAAAGGAGTATCGAGTTATAACGTAGATACAGGAGAACAGATTACTGTTGATACTACTTATTCAGAGATAAAAGCCCCTATAGAATTTATAAGATCAGAAGAAGAAGGTGGGCAAGAAATGAGAGAAGCAAGAATATATATTACACCTGATCTTATTGGAGATAATCAACCAACTTTAAACGATGAGGTTATATTAACTTTTGCAGGATCTACTAGAGTTGCACAGATAACAAATATTGATACAAAGCAAGGTGGTCAGACTTACTTATTTACATTATTGGTGAGGTTCTAATGGCTAAAAGTGATCTAGAAAATGCATTTCCTGATTTAGAAGCACAGTTAAATGAAGCATTTAACTCAACGGTTGGACAAGTTTTATCTGAATTGGCAACAGAAATAAATAGTCCAGTATGGACAGGATTTTTGGCATCAAGTTGGAGAGCACAAAAAAGTCAGGTAAGACAAAAAGATAAAGTAGAAAACTTTCAACCATGGGCTGAATATGCAAGAATTGGTAAGAATTTAAAGAAGGGTCAAAAACCTCCTTCTAAAATTGCACCAAGATTTTCTCCTCCTACTTTTGATTATAAAAAAGGATGTTTTATTGGTAATCAAGCTGAATATTCAAGTTATATAGTTGAAAGTCCAAAAATTGCAAACTATGTAAAAAATGATATAAAAACCACTATTAATGAAAACTTTAAAGAGAAAAAACGTGGTGCTATTAAATTAGGTATAGTTCAGAAGAAAGTCTTGTTTGGTAAAGGTAGTAAAAAAGGTAAGAAATATACTGGTACTTCTGAGTTCTAATTATGACTTTAGTAAATACAAGAGCGGCCTTTGAAAAAGCAGTAACTGACAAAGTGTTAGATGTAGATCCTACTGTGTTAATGGTTTACGATAATGTTCATTTTACAACTCCTGGAAAAACTAAAAAATATATCATTATGACAGTAGATTTTGGGCAATCTACTTTACAAAATCAAGGAGCATCTTCAGATTATTATGCTGGTGTTATTCAATGTAATGTTTATTGTCCAAAGGGAAAAGGAACTTCAGTTTTATCAGAAATAAGTGAAGCTGTTATTGACGGACTTACTTCTGTTAATGCTTCTGGTTATACAGATACTTTTAGTTGTAAACCTAGAGTTCTTGATATAACTGGTCCAACTCCTTTAGATATAGAAGATAGGAGTCACTTTGTTGGAGTAATATCTTGCCAATTTACCGCTAACGCTTAATATAGTAAAGTAATATAATTTTGATATGACAAGAGCAGTAGACCTACTCAAAAACAAGTTTGGAGTTTCTCAACTTTACAAACATGATGTTAAACAAGATGATGAGATTATTCTTACTGTCTATTGGCATCCTTTAACTATTGCTGAAAGAGAAGCAATACAGAAAAAAACAGGAACTGATGATACTAATGATTATGCTTTGCAAATGATGATTGAAAAAGCATTAGATAAAGATGGAGCAAGAATTTTTCAAGATGGAGACAAGGCTTCATTAAGAAGAGAAGTTTCAGCATCAATTCTTGAAGAAATACAAATTGCTATGATTACTGTTGGTTCTGATAAGGAGGTCAAAGAGGCTAAAGCCGATTTGAAAAGCTAATAAAGATTGGCAATTTATATTTAGTTTGGCAAAGCAATTACATAAAACTGTAGCTGAGTTATGTCAGACTCTTACTATCGAAGAGATGATAGGTTGGGCTGCTTATGCAGAAATAGAAAGTGAAGAATATCAAAAACAACAAGAACAAGCACAAAGATCTAATGCTTTAAAAGGCAAAAGAAGGTAAGATAGGTTTAATATTTGGTTTTTAAGAAAAAGTGGCTGCTTATAATGTAGATATTGCTATTGCCTTAAAAAATTCTAATAAGTTAATTGCTCTTCGCAAAGAATTAAGAGGTGCAACAAAAGAAATAACACAATTTAATAAAGAAGCTAGAGAACAAAATAAAGTATTACCAGTATCAATTAATAGTTTTAATAAACAACTTTCAAGAGCTAGAAAATTATTAGATAGAGCAGCAGTAGGAACTTCCAGTTTTAATCGAGCAGCAAAAGCTTTAGTAAATGTAGAAAAAGAGCACAATAATCAATTAACTATTAAAGAAAAACTTCTAAATAAAATTAGAATGGAAGTTAATGATCCTACATTTAATTTACGTCAACAAAGAAAACAACAGATAAGAGAAAATATACGTCAAAATAGAGCACTCAGATTTTCTAATGTTAATCCTAGTCGACCTGCTGTTGTCGGAGATTTTGGTCAAGCTGGAGGAAGAATAGGACCAGCACAAGCATTAAATAATTCTCAAGGAGGATTTTTAGCTTTTAGTAAAATTGCTAATAAATTAGATGGTACTAACTTAAAAAACTTAAAACAAAACACAAAAACAGCGTCAATTTTAGCTTCACAAGCGACAGCAGCCCAGTTTAGAGATATAGGTTTTGGTATAAAAGGTGGTCAAATTGGACCTGCACAAGCTGTATCTTCACAACCTAATTTCTTTAACAGAATGGGCATTGGTAAAAATGCACAAAAAGGACCATTTGCGATGCAAGGTGGTGCAACGGCACGTTTAAAAGGTGGTATTGGTAGTGCATTAATCGGTGGAGGTTTTCCTGCATTATTTGGTGCTGGAGGTCTAAGTTCTGCATTTGGTGCTATTGCTGGTGGTGCTGGAGGAGCACTTGCACCTGGAGGTGGTTTTGCTGCTTCTATCTTTGCTACTGCTATTGCTGCTCAAATTGAAGATGCAATAGCATTTAGAAAAGAAGTAAAGAAACTAAATGCACAAATGATAGCGATTGGTGGAAGCTCAGAATTTTCAAGAAAAGAAATAAAACAATTTGGAAAAGAATTAGGTATTACTAAAGAAGAAAGTATACAAGCTTTAGCAGCTTTTTCTCGATTCCAAGATAAAGAAGTAAAAAAAATGCTTGGAAAAACTCTTGGATCGCCCGAACAATTTGATGCTTTAGCAGGTATTACTGATTCTTCATCATTAATAAATGAGGTCGTAAAGGCAAGAGATATTATTGGACAGACAAAATCAGATGAATTATTAGCAGATTTAAAATTAGGTAAGAGTCTCGATGTTCAACTGAAGTTAACAAAAGAAATTGCAAGAGTTAGAAGAGAAGAATTTGAAAAAACTACAACAAAAAAACTTAAAATTGAGGAGAAGAATTTTAAGAACTTAATACTTGAAGAAGGTAATTTAAAAAGATTTTTAGGACAACTCGATCCTGAGAGTAAATTAGGAAAAGTCCTTAAAGACGTTGATCCTAAAACAGAATTTTTCAGTCAATTACAATCTCAAGTAGGTTTTGGAACTTTAGGAAGAAATCTTGAACTGTTTAAGAAAGAATTTTTTGATATGTTAAGTGGTGAAGAGATGGCAAAATTTGATGAGGCAGCCGAAAAAACTGCTAAACTTGTTGAGTTTGGAAGAGAATATGCTCTTCAATTACAAGAGTTTCAAGAATTTAGAGCACCTGTAGATGAAATAGAAAGATTATCAAGAGCAACAAGAGTAGTTCTTGATGTAAGTAAAGAACTGAAAACAAGTTTTGCAGAATCTTTCAAAGGGATTGTTAAAGGAACAATGACAGTTACTGATGCCTTTAGAAATATGTTGAACAGAATTGGTGATTATTTCTTAGATCTCGCTGCACAAGTTATGGCTGCGGGTATTCAAAAATCTTTCTTAGGCTTGTTTCAAAATATGTTTAATGTTCAGATGCCGAGTGGCATGGCAGATGGAGGTCCTGTTAGAGGTGGAACGCCTTATATAGTAGGAGAACGAGGGCCAGAATTATTTACACCAGGAGTAAGTGGAAATATTACACCAAATGAGTCTTTGGGTGGTTCAACAAATATAGTAGTAAACGTAGATGCTTCTGGTTCTTCTGTTGAAGGAAATGAACAACAAGGTAGAGAACTTGGTCAATTAATTTCAGTTGCAGTACAATCTGAAATAATACAACAACAAAGACCAGGAGGATTACTTGCATAATGGCTACGTTTCCCTCTATAAATCCTAAATATGGACAACAAAAAAGATCGACACCAATAACTCGTACTATTCGTTTTGCTGATGGTTATGAGCATCGCATACTTTTTGGATTAGCAGAACATCAGAATCCTAAAGTTTATAATCTTACTTTTGAAGTATCACAAACAGATTCAGATACTATAGAAACATTTTTAGATGCAAGAGCAAATGATAGTGCCAGCTTTACTTTTACTCCTCCAGGAGAATCTAGTGCTTCACAATATGTATGTGAAAGTTGGAATAAATCTATACCGTATTTAAATAGAGCGACAATACAAGCAACATTTAGGGAGGTGTTTGAACCATGAGTACTGCTCCTGTTTTTAGTGAAGTTCAAAAAATAAATCCCTCTGCAATTATTGAACTATTTACACTAAAACTAGATAACTCTTTACATGGTGCAACTACAACTTATAGATTTCATTCGGGATCTAATCTAAATGCAAATGGAGAAATAGTTTGGGCTGGTGATTCTTATTTAAGATTTCCAATAGAAGCTACAGGTTTTGCGTATCAACGTGGTCAGATTCCTAGACCAAAACTTGTAGTAAGTAATGCACTAGGAACAATATCTGCAATACTTCTTACTGTTAATCAGACAACAACTGGTAATGATTTAACAGGAGCTACTGTTACAAGAATAAGAACAATGGCAAGATTTTTAGATGCTGTTAATTTTCCAGGGAGTTCTAATCCATTAGGAACACCAGATCCTACAGCCGAATTTAAACGTCAGATATATGTAATTGATAGAAAATCAGCAGAAAATAGAGATGTAGTAGAATTTGAACTAGCAGGAGCTATTGATATGGCTGGAGTTAGAGCACCGAAACGTCAATGCACTCGTGCTTTATTTCCTAGCATTGGTACGTTTAATCAATGAGTTGGAAAGATGACGCATTGGTTCATGCGAAAGACCAAGATCCTAAAGAAGCTGTAGGACTTTTACTAAATATCAGAGGTAAACATAAATATTATCCTTGTCAAAACTTAGCAATAACAAATCATCAAGAATTTATTTTAAATCCAGAAGATTATGTAAAAGCAGATAGTCTTGGAGAAATAACTGCTGTTGTTCATAGTCATCCGACAACACCTCCTGTTCCAAGTCAAGCTGATCGTATTAGTTGTGAGCATAGTAAATTACCTTGGCATATTGTTAACCCTAAGACAGGTGAATGGGGTGAATGTATTCCCGAAGGTTATGTTCCAGAATTACTAGGCAGACCGTGGGTATGGGGTGTTACTGACTGTTGGAGTTTAGTTGTCGATTGGTACGCACAAGAAAAAGGTATAGAACTAAAAGATTATGCAAGAAATATGACACCACAGGAATTTTTAGAGAATCCTTTATTTGAAGATTATGCGTGGCGAACAGGATTTAGAGAACTTAGATCAGAAGAAAAGTTAGAAGCTGGAGATGTTTTATTAATGTCTATAATGCACCCAACTTTAAATCATGTAGCTATTTTTCTTGGAGATATGGTTTTACACCATTTAGCAGATAGACTATCTTGTAGAGAGCCATATTCTGAGTGGTTGTTAAAATGTACTGGTAAGAGGTATCGCTATGCTCAGAAAAGTTAAATTATACGGAGAATTAGCTGATTTTGTAGGCTATAAAGAATTAGATGCCGTAATAAATTCTACTGCTGATGCAATACGTTTTCTTGTTAGTAACTTTCCAAAGTTGGAAGCTCACATGAATGAGAGATATTATAAAGTTTTAGTAGGTGATTATGAAATTGGTGAGGAAGATATACAAAGTCCTATAGGACAATCTGACATAAGTATTGTTCCTGTTATCAGTGGTGCGGGTGGAGGTGTCGGTAAAACTTTATTGGGAGTAGCAATGGTTGGATTAGCTTTTGCTACTGGTGGTGTAGGTTTTGCTTTTGCAAAAGTTCCTTTAGCAAATGCAGGTGCAATTACAGGACTCACGGGCGGTTTTCTAGGAAAAGCTGCTGTATATCTTGGAGCAAGTTTAGTTATATCAGGTGTAACTGAAATGCTGTTTCCTTTACCCAAGCCACAAGATTTTAGTAACGAAGAAGACCCACGCATATCGTTTAGTTTTTCTGGTGTGCAGAATACATCACGAGCAGGTACTAGCCACCCAATAGTTTATGGAGAAATTGTAACTGGCTCAGTCGTAATCTCTGCTGGAATTGACACAAATCAGGTATCAGCATGACAGATAAAATTATTAGAGGTTCTGGTGGCCCACCACCAACTCCACCTTCTCCAACTAGAGCACCTGATACTTTAAATAGTAGACAGTTTGCTTCTATCCAAGATCTTATTTCTGAAGGAGAGATAGAAGGTTTTGCAACACCATCAAAAGCAGGGCTTACAAAAGGAACTACTGCATATAACAATGCAGCATTGAAGGATGTCTTTCTAAACGATACTCCTATTTTAAATTCAACTGCCAGTAACACAAATCCACAGACAGCAGATTTTAACTTTCAAAGCGTAGGATTTACTCCTCGTTTTGGAACGTCAAACCAAGAACATATTCCTGGTATTGAAAGTAGCCAATCTACAACTGCTGTAGGAGTTACGGTAACAAATTCTTCTCCTGTCACTCGTCAAATTACAAATACAAATGTTGATGCTGTCAAGGTAACGGTAACTTTTCCTCAACTACAAAAGGCAACTGACGAAGGAGATTTATTAGGTTCTTCTGTTGATTTAAAAATACAAGTTCAATATAATTCTGGTGGCTTTTCAGATATTATTTCAGATACTATTACTGGTAGAACTGCTGATGCGTACCAAAAAGAATATCGTGTAAATATAACAGGTGCATTTCCTGTAGATATAAGAGTTGTAAGAGTAACAGCAGATAGTACATCTTCAAATCTTGTTGATGCTTTTACTTGGACAAGTCTTGGTGAGATTGTTGACGATAAACAAACTTATTTAAATAGTGCTTATACAAATATAAGAATAGATTCTGAACAATTTAGTTCTATACCAAAAAGAGCTTTTCGTGTTCGTGGTGTAAAAGTAAGAATCCCAGGTGCAGGTGCTTCTAGTTCTGGCACTCCTACTGTTGATTTACAAACAGGAAGAATTGTCTATCCAAGTGGTTATATATTTAATGGAACGATGGGAGCAGCCCAATGGTGTTCATGTCCTGCTTTAATTTTATTAGACCTTTTAACTACTGAAAGATATGGCTTTGGAACGCATATCACAGACAGCAACTTAGATTTGTTTAGTTTTATAGCAGCTAGTAGATACGCAAATGAATTGGTATCAGATGGTTTTGGAGGACAGGAAGCAAGATTTAGTTGTAATGTAAATATTCAAGGATCAATGGAAGCCTATACCTTGATAAATGAATTAGCTGGAGTGATGAGATGTTTCCCTATATGGTCTGAAGGTTCTGTCACTATTACTCAAGATAAGCCAACAGATCCTAGTTATCTATTTAGTTTGGCAAACGTAGGTGAAGGTGGGTTTTCATATTCTGGTAGCAGTTTAAAACAAAGACATTCTGTTATTTCTGTCAGTTATTTCAACATGGATAGTAGAGAGATAGATTATGAAGTTGTAGAAGATAGTACAGCCCAAGCAAAACTTGGCATAGTAAAGAAAGACGTAAAAGCATTTGCCTGTACAAGTCGTGGTCAAGCTCAGAGATTAGGCAAGGCAATATTATTTAGTGAACAAAATGAATCTGAAGTCGTTAGTTTTACAACCTCTATAGATGCTGGTGCAATCGTAAGACCTGGAAGTGTAATTTCAATAAACGATCCAGTTAGAGGAGGAGAACGTAGAGGTGGACGTATAAAATCTGCTACAACCACTGCAATAACCGTAGATAATATTAAAGATCTTGATACTTTTACAGGTACAAATAAAAAATGTAGTGTGATACTACCCGATGGCTCGGTAGAAACAAGAAATATACTTAGTGTGGTAAGCAATGTAATAAGTTTAGATTCTGCTTTGTCCGCAACGCCTAATGTTAATAGTATTTGGCTTGTTCAAAGTTCAACTTTAGAAGCACAAACTTACAGAGTAATAACAGTAGAAGAACAAGATGGAATTAATTTTGCAATTACAGCATTAACTTATATTGATGGTAAATATGCAAATATCGAACAAGGTATCAGTTTACCTGCAAGAAATATATCTTTATTAAATGAGCCAAAGAATCCACCATCAAATTTACAGGCATCTGAAAGAGTTGTTGTAATAAATGCTCTTGCAGTAACTAAATTAATTTTATCTTGGGTATCAGTTACAGGTGTTAGTCAATATCTTGTTCAATATAGATTTAACAATACAAACTGGGTAAGTGAAATAGTCTTTAGACCTGACTTTGAACTTATTGACACACAAGCAGGACCTTATGAATTTAAAGTTTATTCATATAATGCAGCTTTAAAATTATCAGCAACATCTTCCGACCTTACATTTAATGCAGTAGGTAAAACAGATCCACCAGGTAATGTACAAAATTTATCTATGGAACCAATTACTAATAAATTGGTAAGACTTAGATGGACAAAAGCTGTAGATCCTGATGTTCTTCACGGAGGGCGAGTTTATGTAAGGCATAGTAACTTAACCGATGGCAGTGGTACGTTTCAAAACTCTGTTGATCTTGTTACGGCTTTAGCTGGTAATACTACAGATGTTGTTGTTCCTTCTTTAGAGGGAGAGTATATTCTTAAATTTCAAGATGACCAAGGAAACTTTAGTACTGGAGAAGCAAGTATAATTCAAGATTTGCCTGATCTTATTGATACTCAAGTTATATTGCAAGATAGAGAGGATTTAGATTCTCCTCCTTTTGCTGGTGTTGATACAAATACAACATTTAATAGTACAACAAGTGCATTGCAACTTACTAATCCAGTTACAAACGCAACGGGAGAATACGCTTTCAAAGATATTTTAGATTTAGGTGCTGTATTTTCTCTTGATTTAAAAAGAGTTATACGTTCTATTGGTTTTGTTATAGGTACAGATATAGAAACCATTATTCCAAGTGGATCATTTTGGGATAATTATGCTATTGATGGTAATTTTGATGGTGCAGCAGCAGATGAAGCAAACTGTCAGATACAGGTAGCAACTTCACAAACAGCATCAGGAACTTTCGGAGGCTTTAATAATTTTGCAAATGGAACATTTAAAGGTCGTAGGTTTAAATTTAAATTAATTCTAGAAACAACTAATGTTTCACAAAATATGAACGTGCAGCAAGCAGGTTATACAGCAGAATTTCAATCGAGGACAGAACAGAATTATCAGACAGGTGGTGGAACATCTACCGCACCACAACAATCGGGTACATCTTCTTCTGGTAAAACGGTTACATTTGGAACTCCGTTTTTTGTAGGAACTTCTTCATTAGGAGGAGCAAATGCTTTCTTACCTTCTATCGGAATAACAGTTGAAGATGCAGCAGCAGGAGATTTCTTTCAAATATCTAATGTTAGTGGAACAGGATTTACTATTAAAATATTTAACAACAATGTTAATAGTCCTGCCGATAGATCTTTTACATTTCAAGCTGTCGGTTATGGTAAAGGAGTGTAAGATGGAGAAAAGTATTATTTAGATGAGCCAGGTATCAGACTATAATATTGCTAATGCGTCAGGAGCTTCTGTAAGAAGTGATCTTAATGCGGTATTTGATGCAATAAAAACTTTAAATAGTGGTGGTTCTGATCCTAGTAATACAGAAGCATTTATGCCTTATGTTGATACGGCAGATAGTAATAATTTAAAAATAAGAAATTCATCTAATAATGGCTTCACCACTATTGGTCCTGTTGATACAGCAAACTTAGGTTTATTACCTGTAGCTGGTGGCACAATGACAGGCCAGCTTTTAGCTGATGACGGTTCTAGTGCAAGCACTCCAGCACTGAGTTTTGATGGAGATACCGATACAGGAATTTATAGATCAGCAGCTAATACAATAGGATTTTCAACTGCTGGCACGCAAAGAGTAAGCATAAGTAATGCTGGATTGGATATGTTAAATGCATTACCAATCAGGTTTCAAGATTCTAGTGGTGCTCCTTTTGTTTCTCTTCAATCTCCTTCTTCACTTTCTGGAAATGTAGCTTTAACATTACCTGCATCAATAACAAATGGTGGTTTCTTACAGACAGATGGATCAGGTAATTTAAGTTTTCAAATTGTAGCTGGTGTTCCATCTGGATCTGTCTTTTGTATGGCAGTGGCAACTGTACCTACAGGTTATTTAGAATGTGATGGTGCAGCCGTTAGTAGAACAACATTTGCTGCTTTATTTGCTGTTATCGGAGAACAGTATGGAGCAGGTAATGGTAGCTCAACATTTAATATTCCTGATTTAAGAGGAGAATTTATAAGAGGTTTTGATAACGGCAAGGGAACAGACTCAGGAAGAAGTATTGCTAGTTCTCAAAGTGATCAAAATGACTCACATAGTCACAGTTTTTCTGGTAGTGCTTCTACCTCTAATAAATCTTTAACTGGTACAGTTACAAGAATAGCTGAAACTTTTAATGCGTCAGGTGCAGCAAGCGGAGTGTTTACAAAAACATCTGGGATAAATTCAGAGGCTACACCAGCTAGTACAGATGCTAGTGCTGCTGCTGGTTTTAGTATGGATGCTTCTCATAGTCATACTTTTTCTCTTTCTGGAACAACAAGTACTCAAGGAGGGGAATCAAGACCTCGTAATATAGCTATGATGTACATAATAAAAGTTTAATTATGGCTATTCAACCTGGAATTTATAATATGAATATTCAAAGGCGATCAGACCATAGTATTCAACTTGTTTTTAAAGATAGTGATAATAATGCAATAAATTTAGTTGGATTTACTGTGGAAGCACAGGTTTGGGAAGAAACACGCACCACAAAATTTGCTGATTTTGCTGTGACTTATACAAATAGAGGAGCAGGAACAATAGATATTGCATTAACAGATGTGCAGACTGCAACATTTAGTCCAAATTTATTAAAATATGATGTATTACTAACCAATCCATCTGGATTAAAAGAGTATTATTTAGAGGGAGACATCTTTATGAGCGAGGGTTATACAGCATGACCACAGTAAACGTCAGCACTACCAAAAATACTGTTACGGTAAATGAAGGGGATGCAACTGTTGTAACTGTGACAACAGCAGGGCCACAAGGTCCAGGTTTTGATTTAATTATAGATCACAGTGCTAAAGTTGATAATTCGGTGATGTACTATCAGCAAAGTAGTGGTAAGGTTATATTAGATAATAACGTCACCACACTAAAACTCGTTGACGGAGGGAATTTCTAGTGGCAAACACAGTAAGAATTAAAAGATCAACAGGATCTTCAGCACCAACAAGTCTTGCAAATGCTGAGTTAGCTCATGCAGAAGGCTCTGATATTATTTTTATCGGTAAAGGCACAGGTGGAGCAGGAGGTTCTGCAACAACTATTGAAAAAATTGGTGGAAAAGGAGCATTTTTTGATAAAGATACAGTACAAAATGCAAATAAAGTTTTAGGTGGGCCGACTACTGGAAGTGATGCAGCACCTACTTTTCGTTCACTTGTTGCTGATGATATTCCTTCGTTAGCTCATACAAAGATAAGTGATTTTGATACAGGGGTAAGAGTAAATAGATTAGATCAGATGGCTGTTCCTACAGGTTCAGTTTCATTTAACTCGCAGAACATAACAAACGTAGCCGATCCAGTAAACGCACAAGACGCTGCTACTAAAGGATTTGTAGAAGCTACATCTCAAGGTTTAAATGTTAAAAATTCATGTGTTGCAGCAACAACTGGAAACATAACAATATCTACTGCTCTTAATAGTGGAGATACATTAGATGGAGTCACTCTTGCAGATGGAAATAGAGTATTAGTTAAAGATCAATCTACTGCATCTCAAAATGGTATCTATGTAGTTGCAGCTTCACCTGCTAGGGCTGCTGACTTAGCTGCTAGTTCTAATGCTGCTGGTATGTTCACTTTTGTTGAGAAAGGAACAGTAAACGCAGATAACGGTTTTGTTTGTACTTCTGATTCTGGATCTGCTGTAGTAGGAACTAATAATTTAACTTTTGCTCAATTCTCTGGTGCTGGTCAGATTACAGCAGGAGATGGCCTAGATAAGTCTGGTAATACTTTATCTGTTGATCTCAAGGCTAATGGTGGTCTTGTAATTGAATCTACTGAAATCGCTGTAAAACTAGATGCAAGTTCTATTACTGGAACGCTTGCTATAGGAGATGGTGGAACTGGTGCTACAAGTGCAAGTGCAGCTAGAACATCTTTAGGGTTAGTGATTGGCACAGATGTCGAGCCACACAGTGATAAGATAACAGAGCTTGCAACTATGGGTCAGACAACAGCTAATGCTTTGGCAGATTTACTTGAAGCGGAAGTTCAGATACTAGATGGAGCAACAGTAACAACAGCAGAGTTAAACATTTTAGACGGAGGTACATCTGCAACATCAACAACACTTGCTGCTGCTGATCGAATGGTAATTAATGACGCTGGAACAATGGTACAAGTTGCATTATCTGATCTTGTTACTTTCTTGGAAAATGGAAGCGTTTCTGGTTTTGATATTGATGGCGGAACTTACTAAGCCATAGGAGGTTATAGCTCATGGCGAATGTCATTAAACTAAAAAGAGGAAGCGGTAGCGATCCAGGTGCTAATGATCTTGTTGTCGGTGAAGTAGCGATAAGAACTGATAGTGGTAAATTATTTACTAAGAAAGACAATGGAAGTATTGCTGAAATAAGTGGTAGTGGTGGTGGTGCAAGTAACTTCTTTATTAATACACTATCCTCATCATCTGGATCAGGTGGGGGTAGTGCTTCTTTTAATGGTTCTGCAACCAGATTTACTTTAAGTAATCCACCTTCTGTATCAGCACAACAACTTCTTGTTTCTGTTAATGGTGTTATTCAAAAACCTAATTCTGGAACGAGTCCTAGTGAAGGTTTTGCGATAGATGGTGATGATATTATATTTGCTGCCGCACCAGCTACAGGAGCAGACTTTTTTATAATTACATATGCAGAATTAGCAGTAGGAGTACCTTCTGACAATAGTGTTACGAGTGCAAAGATAGCAGATTTAACGATAGTAAATGGAGATATAAGCAATACAGCATCTATCGCTGGAACGAAGATTTCACCTGATTTTGGATCGCAGAATATAAGTACAACTGGAACTTTAAATTCTGGTAATTTAACAATCACTGGTGCAGCCCCATCATTATTTTTAACAGAGTCAGACTCTAACCCTGATTATCAACTATTCTCTAATGGTGGTAAGTTTAAAGTACATGATGTAACTAATAGTGCCGACAGATTAACTATTGATTCGTCTGGAAACGTGGGTATAAATCAAACTCCCACAAGAGAATTATCCTTACATTCACCAAATAATAATAATGCTTTAATTCATTTTACAAATGATGATACAGGTGAAACTTCTGCTGATGGAATATTAGTTGGATTAGATGGTAACGAAAACATGGTTATTAATAATCAAGAAACTAGTAAAACCATTAATTTTTATAATGGTGGTTCAGAACGGATGCGTATAGATTCGTCTGGACGAGTTGGAATCGGAACAACAAGTCCAAACAACTTATTAAATATTCATGGAGTATTTGAAACTAATGCTTTTGATAATACTAATGGACAAGGAGGACGTTTTACAGCTAAAGGTTTGTTAATTGGAGATGCTTTTACAGCAGGTAAAACCTCCAGTGATGATCGAAACTCAATTATATGGAATGAACGTGGTTTAGATATAGTTTTTGCTACTAGTGATACTGAGCGAATGAAAATAGATAGTAATGGTCATATAAGATTTGGAGCTACAGCAGCTATACAATCTGAAAAGTTTACTTTCTTTAGACCAGAATCAGACGGAAATACTTTGGCTTATTTTCATCAGGGAGCTTCAGCTAATGTAACAGGTATAATAATGCGTCATGGCAGAGGAGTTTCTGGCTTTTCTGGCAAGATGGTTGGCTTTTTAAGAAATGATGGAACTGAAGTTGGTAGTATCACTCTTGGAGTTAGTTCTACCGCTTTTAACACAAGTTCTGACTATAGATTAAAAGAAAATGTAACGTCAATAACTGATGGTATTACAAGATTAAAGACACTAAAACCCTATAGATTTAATTTTAAAGACGATACAACAAAGCCTGTTGTAGATGGATTTTTTGCACATGAAGTTACAGCAGTTCCAGAAGCTATAACAGGAACTAAAGATCAAGTTGATGCAGATAATAATCCTGTTTATCAGTCAATAGATCAATCTAAACTTGTTCCTTTACTTGTAGCTGCATTACAGGAAGCTATAGTTAGAATTGAGGCATTGGAGGCAGGGTAAATGGCATTAACACAGATAACAACAGACGGAATAAAAGACGGCACTATAACTGGAACGGATCTTACCACCAACGTAGACTTTGTTGATAACCAAAAGCTAAGACTTGGGACAGGTAATGATCTAGAAATTTATCACGATGGTAGTCATAGTTTTATTGATAACGACACAGGACATCTTACTGTTACTGCAAGTCAGATAAATTTAAACAATCAAGATAATTCTGAGAATTGTGCCACACTTGTTGGTAATGGTGCTGTAAACCTATTTTTTAATGGTAGTAAAAAATTTGAGACTACAAGTAATGGAGTCAACATTACGTCAGGAACTCCTTTTCTTACTGTTACAGCTTCAGATAATGATGGAGATGCAACATTAAATCTTGTTGCTAAATCTCAAGATGGATCTATTGTTGGTGGTATTTCAAGAATAGTATCCGAGTCATCTAGCAATTCAAATGGTGCTTCAGCCATGTCGTTGCAAACTCGCAATAGTAGTAATACTGTCACTACTGCAATAAGAATAGATAAAGATCAAGATGTTACTTTACCAATAGACAATCAAAAACTAAGGTTTGGTGCTAGTCAAGACCTACAAATTTATCATGATGGAAGTAACTCTTACATTAATAACGATACTCAGTATTTACAGATTCAATCTAGCTATGGAGTTCTTTTACAAAGACATGACGGAAGTGAGAACTTATTAAGAGCGTTATCTAATGGAGCCGTAGAACTCTATTACGATGGCAATAAGAAGTTTGAGACAACAAGTGCTGGAGTTAGTGTAACAGGTGTTCAAGCTATTAATGGTGGCCTTACTGATACTCCATTTACTATTGATGCAGCCGCTAGTAATGGGCCACACATGAGGTTTAAAAAAAATGGGGCTGATTTACATTTTGTAGGATGTGCACCCGGAATTGGAGCTGGTGGTGATTCAGAGGATATGGCAATTAGATTTGAAGATCAACTTTTCTTTAACAGAAATGGTACAAATTTTGCCAAAATTGATAACACCGCTTTTTACCCAAACGTTAATAACACATACGATCTAGGTTCAACATCTAAGCGTTGGAGAAACATCTACACCAATGACCTTAATTTATCTAACGAAGGTGGTGCTAATGATGTTGACGGAACTTGGGGAAGTTATACTATACAAGAAGGAGCAGAGGATCTTTTCTTAGTGAACAAACGATCTGGTAAGAAATATAAGTTCAACTTAACGGAGGTATCGTAATGGCTATTAATACAGCACAAGGAAGTATTCATGGGCCATTATTAAATTTTGGTTTTGATACAAAAACAGGAATTCAAACTTTTGGTGCGAGTTCTAGTTATACAACTATTAGTGGAATGACTGTAAACTTGTCTTTGCAACACGCTAATAATTTCTTTCTAGTCATGGCTCAACTTACAATTGGATGTAATAGTGCAACTTCAGTAATTGCTACACTTCAAGCTAATGGTAGTCCAATAGATGCGTTAAGAGGAGCATCAGACGGAGTTAGATTGAGATCAACGTCAAGATCTAGTCAAGATGGTCAATATGAAGCACATACAGTACCATTGATAGGTATTTACTCACCTGGAAATACCAACTCTTATGCATTTACAGTTGGTGGTGCTACTAATGATGGAACTTTTTCTGTGAATAAGAGTCATACATCAAATAATGATACCTCTAGAGACTCTACAAGATCTTTTTCAAGCATACAAGTTTTTGAATTTCACTCATAAGTTATGACTAATTACGATCACGAGGCTATTAGAAAAGCATATCCAAATGTTTTTATGATTGATGACGATACTGACACTATTGTTGATGCAAATGAAAATGCAGTTACTATAAATCAATCTCTTGTTGATGCTGCTAGGGTTGAATTAGATAAATTACTTTATCAAGATGATAGAGCTAAAGCATACCCAGACATGGGTACACAATTAGATTACATCTACCATCATGGTATAGATAAGTGGAAAACAGACATAGTTGATCCTATAAAAGCCAAGTACCCAAAACCTAGTTGAATTTATAGCAGATTGCTAGTATATTATAGTAATACAATATCAATCTAATGGCAGTCGATCCACAGCAAAAACTAGAAGCTCTAAACTCTGAGCTACAGCAGGTAGTAGACAATTATAATAAAGCTACCCAGGTAGTAGAAAACTGTAAGCAGAGAATATTTGAATTAAAAGGTGGAGTAGCTGCTGTAGAAGATATTTTAAAGCCAGATGAGACAGCAGAAGAACAGTCTGAGTAACATTGAATTTAATTTAAAAACAGTTAGTATATAACTTTAATTTCTAAAAAATGATCAAAAGAGTATTAACAATAGCTGCTGCTTCAGCACTATCAACACCTGCTTTTGCTGGTTTCTATCTGAACGTAGAAAACAATGGTTCTTATACAGGTAAAGACTTTACTGGATCGGGTACTGACTTACATCTTGGTTATGAGAATGGCAATGCTTTTGGTAGCTACTACGTTCAAGGTGGTGCTTACTTAAACAACCCAGATGGAGCAGATTCAGAAACAAACTTTTCTGGTAAAGTTGGTGGTTCTGTAGTTGCATCAAAAAATATTGATGTATATGGTGAGTTTTCTGTTGTTACTGACGATACAAACAGCTACGGAACTAAGGTTGGTCTGAAGTATAAGTTCTAGTCATCATTCCTAGAG